GTGAATTATATGATACAGATAATAACAGGCAGATATCTAAATTATTTACTGTTACAACAGATTGGAAAAAACATGTAATAAATTTTCCTGCTGATACTTCTACTAGTGATGATTTAACTTATGATTCGGATGCAGGTTTACAATTGCAGTTTCAGATACATGCAGGTTCTACCTACACAAGTGGTACATTAAATTCAGAAGCTTGGAATGATGTAAGTAATGCAAACAGATATCCAGGTATAGATTCATTTTTTGATAGTACAGATAATGAATTGTATCTAACAGGTGTACAATTAGAATTTGACACATATGCAGAGGGTACAGAACCACCATTTCAGTTTGTTGACCAAGCAACACAACTTTTGCATTGTCAAAGATATGCACAATTGCTAGCAAATGGTGATGACCAATGTTTAGGATTTGGATATTACTATAATGCTAACCATATTATTTTTCAAGCTCATCATAAAAATGCAATGAGGACTGCTCCTACAATAGAGCTTACTACTACAGCAGGTAGTGATAATTTTGCAATAAACACTAGAAACACAACAGACACCTTTGACACACTTGATGGTGTACAACAATCTCATACAATGGGTACTGCTATATATGTTGGTGGTGATGGTGCAGCTGGCACATCTGGTGATAATGGAGATGTTAGAACAAATCATGCAGATGTTAAGCTTATTCTTAGCGCTGATTTTTAAATATATTATAAATACTTTATATAATTAACAGGTGATTTTATTATGTTATTAGATACTTATTTTTATCATTTACCTAGAGCAATACCTTCATATACTTGTGAAGATATTATTCAATTTGGTAAGTCTTTAAATCTTGAAGAAGCAAAAACAGGTGCTAGTAAAGATATGTTATCTAATAAAGAAAAAGAAAAACATACGGAAAAAATTAGAAATTCAAAAACTGAATGGATTAAAGATTCTTGGGTATTTAGAGAATTGTGTCCTTTTGTTGAATATGCAAATAAATCTTGGGGATTTAATATTAGCAAATACGAAGATGTTCAGTTTACAGAATATCAACCTAAAGGTCATTATAACTGGCATAATGATAGTATAAAAAACCCAATGAATTTAAAAAATATGCAGAGAAAATTATCTCTGAGTGTACAGTTATCAAAACCAGAAGATTATGAAGGCGGAGATTTAAAATTTAATTTAAGAGGTTTAGATTCTCACCAAGAAGATAATATAATGAGCCCACCTCCAGAATTTAAACAACAAGGCTCTATTGTTGTATTTCCTAGTTTTTTATGGCATAAAGTAGAACCTGTAACAAAAGGAGTAAGATATTCATTAGTAATGTGGACATTAGGAGAAAATTGGAAATGAGTTTACACGATAAAAAGTATATAGTAATTAGAAAAATATTATCAGATGAATTAGTAAAGATTTATTATGATTATATAATAAACAAAGAAAAAGTGTGTATCACAATGTTAGATAATAGGTTTATAAATCCTTTTTCAAAAGATTATGGAATTTTTAATGACCCACAAGTTCCACATGCATATAGTTTATATGGGGACCTTTTGTTTGATAATATGATGATAGATTTAAAACCCAGAATTGAAAAAGAAACCGGTCTTGAATTGACAGAGATGTATTCTTATGCTAGAAATTATAGACAAAGAGATGAATTAAAAAGACATAAAGATAGGGGTTCGTGTGAAATATCAGGCACTATAAATTTGGGTGGTGACCTATGGCCGATTTACATAGACCCAAATCCAGAAAATGGTTACTATGATAAAGAAAATGAAAAATACATTTCTCCTGGAGAAAAAGGTATTGAAGTTTTATTAGAGCCTGGTGATTGTATGATATATTTGGGTTGTGAAAATGAACATTGGAGAAATCCTTTACTTGATAAAGGTTGTAGTCAAGTTTTTATACACTATAGACAAACAAAAGATATAAAAAGTAATGAAGAATTATGGGATACAAGATTAGGACCTGGCATGCCTGGTTATACTAAAAAAGATAAATAGTTAAATGGCAACAGATGATATAATAAACAAATATCTAGGAGTAGAAACTGAAGATTCTAAACCAGAATCTAAGCCGCCTGCTGTTGTAAGAAAAGATGATAAAGATACAGATGTAGATAACGACCATGATTATTCTAGAGAGGCGTATTACGATTTAATACAAAAAGGTCAAGAGGCAATAGATGGCATACTTGCTGTCGCAAAAGAAGGAGAACATCCAAGAGCATATGAAGTAGCATTAAATGGCATAAAACAAGTAAGTGATACTGTTGATAAATTACAAGATTTAAATAAAAAATTAAAAGATTTAAAAGAATTACCTAAAACTGCCGACACTAAAATTCAAAATGCTTTATTTGTAGGTTCAACTGCTGAATTACAAAAGATGTTAAAGAAAGATGAAAATACTAAAAGCAAAGTCATCAACACTAAACACAGAGATATTTCAGATAAGTGATTTAGCAATTACTAAACACGGATTTGTTCTAGAAGATATACTCAATGGTGCTGAAATGATAAATCCTATTGAAGTACACAAATGTACAAACAAAGGTACATATGGTGCATTGGGTAAACCATATAAACAAGGTTTACTAAAAGTAATTAAGGGTAGTCAAAGAGTTACTACAGCAATAAAACTAGGTTATACACACATAGAGGGCATATATGTCTGACGCTTACTTAGGAAATCCTAACTTAAAAAAAGTAAATACGCCTGTTGAGTTTACAAAAGAACAGGTCATAGAGTTTCGCAAATGTGAAAATGACCCACTATATTTTATATCTAAGTATGTGCAAATTGTATCATTAGATGAAGGACTTGTGCCTTTTAATATGTATGGATTTCAAGAAGAAATGGTACAGACAATGCACAAAGAAAGATTTACTATATGTAAACTGCCTAGACAGTCTGGTAAATCAACAACCATTGTCTCTTATCTATTGCATTATGCATTATTTAATCCTAATTGTAACATTGCTATACTAGCAAACAAATCATCTACTGCTAGAGATATATTGGGCAGACTACAACTTGCATATGAAAACTTGCCTAAGTGGTTACAACAAGGTGTTATAAACTGGAACAAAGGGTCGATAGAATTAGAAAACAAATCTAGTATTGTGGCTGCCTCAACATCATCAAGTGCAATTCGTGGTGGTTCATACAACATCATATTCTTAGATGAGTTTGCTTTCGTACCAGCAAATATTGCTGAACAGTTTTTCTCATCTGTATATCCTACAATATCATCTGGTCAAAAAACTAAGATGATAATTGTATCAACACCTCATGGTATGAATATGTTCTATAAACTATGGGTAGACGCTCAGAATAAACAAAACGATTATATACCTATCGAAGTACATTGGTCAGAGGTGCCTGGTCGTGATGAAAAGTGGAAAGAAGAAACAATACGAAACACTTCTGCTGAACAGTTTCAACAAGAGTTTGAATGTGATTTCTTAGGTTCTGTTGATACACTTATTGCACCTACAAAGATTAAAAATATGCCACACTTAACACCGATAGAATCTAAAGGTGGTTTAGATATGTATGAGAAACCTGTAAAGGGCAAAACATATGTATGTACTGTAGATGTCGCAAGAGGTACAACGAATGACTATTCAGCGTTTGTGATGTTAGATTGTTCACAAGTGCCTTATCGTGTTGTTGCAAAATATAGAAACAATGAAATTAAACCATTTGTATTTCCTAATATTATACATCAAGTTTGCACAGGTTATAATAAAGCACATGTATTAGTAGAAGTAAATGATTTAGGTCAACAGATAGCAGATACATTACAATATGAAACTGAGTATGAAAATCTGTTAATGACAACTCAAAGAGGTCGTGCAGGTCAAGTATTGGGCGCTGGTTTTTCTGGTAGAGGGTCATCACTAGGTGTTAGAATGACAAAATCAATCAAAAAATTAGGTTGTTCAAATATTAAGACATTGATAGAATCAGATAAAATTTTAATTAACGATTTCAATATCATAGAAGAAATGTCTACATTTTCTAAAAGAGGTTCTTCATGGCAGGCAGAAGACGGAACAAATGATGACTTGATGATGTGTTTAGTTATCTTTGGTTGGTTGTCTAATCAAGAGTATTTTAAAGAATTAACAGATTCAAATATCAGAAATCAACTATATGTAGAACAACAAAATCTTATAGAACAAGACATGGCACCCTTTGGTTTCGTAGATGATGGCATAGAAAGACCAGGCGAAGAAACTGAGGTGGACATGTATGGTACAGTATGGCACCCTGTGGTTCGTAAAGGCGAATAATTAGACTTTAGTAATATTATAAATATGTGTAGTGAAATTTTTTATTTATGGGGTATGAATAATACAACTATGGTCACTAATTTAATATTAAATTAACGGAGAATAACCTTATGGCATTTCAAGTATCACCTGGTGTTCTCGTACAAGAGAGAGATTTAACTAGGATTATACCTGCTGTTTCTACCTCTATTGGTGCTGTTGCTGGAGAATTCCGCAAAGGACCACTAGATGAGATAGTAAGTATTACTAGTGAAAATGATTTAGTAGAAACTTTCGGCGAACCTGATTCAAATAACTTTGAAGTCTTTTTTACTGCCGCTAACTTTTTACAATATTCTAATTCTCTAAGAGTAGTACGAGCTTCACAGACTAATCTGGTGAACGCAACTACAACAGGTTGTGGATTACAGATTAAAAATACTACCCATTATCAGGATAACTATGCTGATGGTTCTGGCGTTGTCGGAACTTTTGCAGCTAGAACTGCTGGTGCTCATGGGAATACTTTATTGGTGTCTACATGTCCTAGTGCAACTGCTTACGAAGAAGAAGGTGCTACAACAGTCAATGATGGCTCAACTGCTGTCGGAGATACAACAATTGTAGTAACAGACGGAACACAATTAAATGTGGGAGACATTATTTCTTTTTCAACAACAGCTGCAACTAATGACTATGATGACGGCCATCAGTATAGAATAACAAACATTTCTACACACACTTTGACAATTGTTCAAAAAGATAGTGGAAGTGGAGGTCTCTTAACAACAATAACAGATGGTGCAAATGTAAGAAGAAGATGGAGATATTACGATTCAGTAGGAACTGGTCCTGGTACTTCACCTTATGTATCTGACCGTTCAGGTTCTGGCGATGAAATTCATGTTGTCGTAGTAGATGAAGACGGAGATGTTACAGGCGTACCTGGTTCAGTTTTAGAGACATTTGAAAAATTATCAAAAGCGGCTGACGCTAAAACTCCTCAAGGAGATACAAATTATTACCCAGATGTAATTTATAATCAATCACAACATGTTTATTGGATGGACCATAATACATCAGGTACTAATTGGGGTTCAAACGCTTCTGGTACAACATTTACTGCCGTTGATACACCTACATTAGAATCACTATCTGGTGGTGCTGATGGTTCAAGTGTAACAAACGGTCAAAAGAAAACTGCTTACGAAAAATTTCAAGACGCTGAAACTGTAGATGTTTCACTTATAATGGCAGGTTCTGGTGACGGTACTCATGTTGATAACTTAGTTACAATTACCGAAATTAGAAAAGACGCTGTCTTATTTGCAAGTCCAGAAAGAGCAGATGTAGTTAATGTAGCAAACTCAAACACACAAAAAGATAATGTTTTAGATTTTTATAATTCTAGAAGTTCATCTAGTTATTGTGTATTTGATAGTGGTTACAAATACATGTACGATAGATACAATGATGTATATAGATTCGTTCCTTTGAACGGAGATGTTGCTGGTTTATGTGCTAGAACAGACTTAGTTTCTGATTCTTGGTTCTCACCTGCTGGTTTCAACAGAGGGAATGTAAGAGGCGCTATTAAACTTGCTTTTAATCCTAATAAATCTCAAAGAGATGAATTGTACATGAAACGAGTAAATCCTGTTGTTACTTTCCCAGGACAAGGAACTGTTCTGTTTGGAGATAAAACAGCATTAACATCACCAAGTGCTTTTGATAGAATCAATGTAAGAAGACTATTCATTACATTAGAAAAGGCGATATCAACTGCTTCTAAATTTCAACTCTTTGAATTTAATGATGAATTTACAAGAGCAAACTTTAGAGCAATTGTTGAACCATTCCTAAGAGAAGTACAAGGGCGTAGGGGTATTACAGACTTCTTAGTAGTTTGTGATAATACAAATAACACAGGCGATGTTATTGATAGAAACGAATTTGTGGCAGAGATATTTGTCAAACCTAATCGTTCAATCAATTTCATTAAACTTCAATTTGTTGCAACTAGAACAGGCGTAGCATTTGAAGAGGTCGCTGGATAATAGGGGAGAATAGAAGATGGCAAACATTAACGATTTCAAAGCTAAACTATCTGGCGGTGGTGCTAGACCCAATCAGTTTAAGGTAGTAATGCCTTTTCCTGGTTATGCTCAAGTAGGTGGTGAGATAGAAGACCTAGCGTTTCTATGCACATCAACAAGTTTACCTGAAATGGCGATAGGTACTGTAACTGTACCATTTAGAGGTAGAAATATAAAAATTGCTGGTGATAGAACGATAGCTACTTGGAGCATTACTGTATTAAATGACACAGACTTTAAATTGAGAAATGCATTTGAAAGATGGCAAAATGGTATACAAAACATGTCTGATTCTGAAGGATTAACAAATCCTGTAGATTATCAAGTAGACGCTTTTGTTGACCAACTTGACAGAAATGGTGCTACAATTAAAAGTTATACATTAAGAGGTGCATTTCCTAACTCTGTTGGTTCTATTGCATTAGGCATGGGGTCAAATGACCAGATAGAATCTTTTGATGTAACATTTGATTATCAGTACTTTGAAACAAATACAACTACTTAATATTGGTATAAATAATATTAGTATTAAAGAGGAAATAAATTATGGCTGAACTATTTGGTTTTCAGATAACGAGAGTTAAAAAAACTGAAGACCCTAAACAATCGTTCACAACAACCCAGGCGGATGACGGTACCCAAACCGTCGCCGCTGGCGGTTACTTTGGTCAGTACCTTGACATGGAAGGTACTGCCAAATCTGAAGCGGACCTGATTCGTAGATATAGAGAAATTTCTTTACATCCCGAATGTGATATGGCTGTTGAGGATATAGTAAACGAAGCTGTTGTTGCAAATGAACTCAAAGAAGCAGTAAGAGTAAACACAGATAATTTACCTTACGGTAAAGATATTAGAAGAAGAATCGAAGGTGAATTTTCTGATATCTTGAAACTCATGAATTTCAATACAAAAGGACATGACATCTTTAGAAGATGGTATGTTGATGGTCGTATATACTATCAAAAGATTATTGATAGAACTTCACCTACATTAGGTATTACAGAACTAAAATATATCGACCCTAGAAAAATTAAAAAGATTAGAGAAGTAAGAAAAACAAGACCTGAAGGTGCTAAGAACTTAGAGATAGTAGATGAGTTTGTAGAGTATTACTTATTTAACGAAAAGGGCGTATCGGGTACAACATCTGGCGGTGGAGTTAAAATCGCACCTGATACAATTGCATTTTGCCCTAGTGGTCTAGTAGACCAACAAAAAAATATTGTTATGTCTTATTTACATAAGGCAATCAAACCTGTCAATCAGCTCAGAATGATAGAGGACGCTGTTGTAATATACAGAATTGCAAGGGCGCCAGAAAGAAGAATATTTAAAATAGATGTAGGTAACTTACCTAAAGTTAAAGCAGAACAATATCTAAGAGATGTTATGGCAAGATATCGTAACAAATTAGTATATGACGCTTCAACAGGAGAAATTAGAGATGATAGAAACTATATGTCTATGCTCGAAGATTTCTGGTTACCGTCAAGAGAAGGTGGTAGAGGAACAGATATCTCAACATTACCTGGTGGTCAAAACTTAGGTGAAATTGCTGATATCGAATACTTTCAAAAGAAACTGTATCGTTCATTAAATGTTCCTGTAAGTAGACTAGAATCAACACAAGGTTTTAATTTGGGCCGTGCAAGTGAGATTACTAGAGATGAACTTAAATTTACTAAATTCGTACAAAGACTAAGAAAGAAATTTACAGAGTTATTTAATGACTTGTTAAAGACACAGTTAATTCTAAAGAAAGTCATTTCAGAAGAAGACTGGCATACAATTTCTCATAACTTACAATATGACTTCTTACAAGATGGTCATTTTGCTGAACTAAAACAAAGTGAAATGATGAGAGAAAGAATACAATTAGTTAATGAGATGAGAGATATGGTAGGTAAATACTTCTCAGTAGAATACATGAGAAAGAATGTACTTAAACAATCTGAATCAGAAATCGCTGAAATGGATAAACAAATTAAACAAGAGATTGATGATGGTATTATATCATCACCATTCTCACAAACAGATGAAGACCCAATGGGGGAATAATAGGAGGATATTATGACAGAAGAAGTAAAAACTTTTATTGATAATCTTGCAACAGGCGATAATGCAAATGCTGGTGAGGCATTTAAAACAGCATTAAGACAAAAGGTTGCTGATGGACTAGACGCTAAAAGAAAAGAGATGGCAGGACAAATGTTTAATACTGCTCAATCTATACCTGATGAGGCAGAAGCTTTTAGTGACCCTAAACCAGAAATTGCTGAACCAGGTTCTTTTGACAGAGACGGAAATGTTGTCGGTCAAAATGATGGTCAGGCAGATATAGATTTGACAACAGATGAAAACAAGTGATATTATAAAAGAATATAGTATACATGATTCAAGGGCGTTTAACTCTTTAACACCTAAGATGAAAGAGTGTGCCGAATCATTGTTTAAAATGTTAGATAATCATGTTGATGATGATGGCAATATACAAGAGGGTATAGAAAAATGTATTTTATCTGTATGTGAAAAACATAAGATAGAAAAAGAGAAACTTTTAGATTATATAGAACTAGAAGTTAGAGAACAACTTAAACAAACAATAGAGGTGTAAAGAAACTATGGCAGTAACAACTAAAAAATTAGCAGATACTAAAACACACGCCAAAGTATTACTCACCTGGAACGCCGACGCCGCTACAACAGCAGCTGCCGTGGACGCTTCCTCGTTGAGTGGACATGCGAACGGCGCTAAACTTCACATTACTAATATAATATATGGTGTGGGTTTAGGTGAGTGTAAATTAGAATTTAAAGGTGCTTCAAGTGATGTTGAGGCAATAAACTTGTGTGGTTCTGGTCATTATTATGGTGCTGTAATAAAAAATACAGCAACTAATACAACTGCAACAGGAGGGGATATAGCTGCTACAACATCTAATTCTTCATCTGGTTTTG